AGCGTTTTGCCCATTACACGCGTAATGTTGCGGTCAAGCTCTTCAGGAACGACGTAACCGCCGTCCGGATTGCTGTCTGTAGAAAGCGAAGCCTTAACGGCGAGATCGTTTAAGCCGTTGTCGACGCCCTTGCGAAGCATCGCATTAAACGCCTTCTTATGGTCTTTCGCTTCAGGCGAAAGTGCGTTTTTGTCGTCTGCGGCCGCAGTGCGCGCGGCTTCGACTTTCACCGAAAGCGAGCGAAGCTCTTTATCGAGATCGCCAACGGCCGCGTTGATTTTATCGGTCGTCTCCTTCGTAATGACGTCTTCGCGCTTGGCTTCGATCTCTTTAAGACGCTTGTCGTTCGCTTCCTTAAAGGCTTCGAACGTCGCGCCGATCTTACCGACGAGCGCCGAAACTTCGACAAGGCTAGGGCTAGCGTCGGCGCGCACTTTCCCTTGCACCAAACCGGGAATCGGTTCGATGCGCTTCACTTTTCGATAACTCATGGATTCAATAACCTTTAGCGACGCGAATACTAAGCAGCAATGGTAGCGTTCAATTTCTCCAATGCTGCGGCGAGCGACGAAAAATCTTCAGCGGGACGTTGCGACGGATCGGCCGCCGGCTTCTTACCCGCTTTAGTTTTCGCCGATGTTCTCGACGCCTTAAGAGCGCGAGGCACATTCTTGAAATCTGATAGGTCGAACGACGCGCGGGCTTTCTCGCCCCCGTCTTCGCTCGCTGAAACTTCGTCTGCAAAACCTAAATCAACCGCTTCGTTGGCATTGATCCAAGTTTCGTTATCCATCATGTCGACGATATCGCCGATATCCTGCCCGGTACGTTGCGCGTATCGATCCGCCAACTGTTCGTCGATCTTGGCCAGCACTTGCGCATCCTTCTGAAGCTGCGCTTTGTTGCCAATCGAGAATGTCCAGGCGTTATGGATCATAAAGAACGCGTGCTCTGCTATCGTTACCGTGTCGCCTGCCATCGCGATCAGTGAAGCTGCGGAAGCGGCTAACCCGGTCACTCGTACGTCGACGGTCGCTTGATGGTCAACTAGGTCAGAAAAAATAGCTATCCCGTCGAAAACATCGCCGCCCGGGCTGTTAATGTTCAGCTTGATCGTCGGCGTGCTGACGGAGTTGAGCGCTTCGCGGAACGCCTTCGCGGTCACGCCCCACATACCGATTTCGTCGTACAGATTGATTTCCGTAACGTCGCTCGAAAGCGCGCGAACGAATAGCCCGGCGTTCTGTTTATCGCGTGCCGAAAGCGCTAACGGCCGAGTTGGACTCAGATTCGCTGCTAGCGTCGTCCGGCTCTGCGCTCGAGCCGGCGTTCGGGTCAAGCGGCTCTTCGATAAGCGTTTGGTCGACAAGATACTCGTCTGCTTTCGGGTCTTCGATCGGGTCGAGCCCTTCTTTTTTACGCCACTCATTTGCGCTTAAAACTCCATTACGCCGCATTACCTGCCAGCCATTCTGGCGATTGAAGAAATCGGCCTTCGTGAGCTCGGACACGTCGAACTTTGCGACGTACTTCCCGAGATCTTTAGGCGCGACGAGCGAGCGGATAACCGCTTGCTGAATGTTCACGAGATAGGGCTTCAAGGTGTGCGTAAGGAAGGCAAGATTCTGTTGCTCGACGCCCGTTCCCCACGACGTGCCCTTGGCAACGTCGCCGATAAGCTGAGGCGGAATACCGAAGAAAATGCAGATCTCGCCGCGCTGGAACGCACGCGACTCCATGAACTGCGAATCTTCGGCCGAAAGCTGCATCTGTTCGAACTTAAGGCCGCTCTCGAGCAACAACGGTCGACCCGAGTTATCAGGCCCCGAATATTTAGCGTCGAGATCGTTGCGGAGTCGCTCATACGCTTCTGGGGGGAGTTCACCTTCCATAGTGAAGGCGCCCGACGGCCGCGCGCCGTTCCGCAGCATGTTGCCGGCGTGAGATTCGCCCTGAATAGCGACGCCAATAGCGTTTCTTGCGGCCTTTAGGGTCGATAATCCGGCCAATCCGTCCGTGCAAAGATTGCGCAAATGGAAGATTTCGACCGCTTTGAAGACGACTTTCTGCTTATTCGGCGGCCGATATTCGTAAGTTATCGTCGCGCCGTCGTCCATTTTGGGCATTACATAGTCGGGATTCAGGGGCAAAAGCGTCTCAACTTGGCCCTTATACGTGACTTTCTGCGCATAAAAATTGCCCCGGAGAAGCATATGCGTGATGACCATGCGCCAAAATTCGTACGGCGTGAGCAGCGGCGTCGGCGCGGACGCTAAAAGAATACCCAACGGGCTATCGTAATCCGCAATCTGCCGCTCGCCCTCTTTGCGGTAGAGCGTCAGAGGCAACATGCCGATCGAGTCGGCGAGAATGCGGACGCACGCATAGACCGTTGCGACTGAAAGAGCCGATGCGAGGGTAACGGGCGCGCCGAAGCTCTCGCTCTGATTACCCCGCGCTAGTTCGCGCTGAATTTCTTCAGGCGTGCGCGAGATAGGCGAAATCAATTCCTGAGTAGCGGCGCGCGGCGCAATTGCGGTTGAGTTGGAAGCGCCGAGCAATCGCCGGGCTGCATTCTCGAGACTAAAGGACACGCAAACCCCGCTTTTCGTACACGCTAGGGCCGTCCCCGTCCGGTTTTTCAGCTTTCGCGATAGCAGAAAGTGACATTGCGAGCGTTACGGCGCCGTCGATTCTCCGGTTTCGGTCGCGCTTGTCAAACTTGCGATTGCCCGCCGGGTCTTGAATTACGCGGACATTTCGCAGGCAATACGTCGTTACGGGGTTCGCATCATGCAAAAGCGTATGCGAAACGACCCTTTCTTCGAGCGCTTCGACCGCCGGCGTCATATCTTTAAAGCCCTGGCCATGCTCAATCAGCTTAAAAGTCGTCTCTTCGATCCCGGCGTATTCCATTTCGCGTTTAAATTCGTCAATCCTATATCGATCGAATGCAATAGCCTTCAAATCGTGGCCTGCAGTTATAAGCGCGATATCGTTGATAACCTCACGATACGATACCGACTTGCCGGGCGTCGCCTTGATCCAATCTTTCTTGAGCCAAGCAAGATATTGCGCGCCGTCGCGCTTTTCCTTTGTCTCAATGTCGCCGGGCTCGCCTTTTGGCATCCAAAACCACGATTGCGTAAAGACCTTTGCGCCGCCGTCCAGAACCCAAGACAGGGTAAGGGCCGTAAGATCGAGCCTATTCGAGAGATCGAGGCCGCCGTAGCAGGGGAAACGCCGTAGTGCGGCGATATCCATAGGCTGATAACACGCCTTCCAATCAGCCGAATTAACAAGCGCTTGGCTACCGTCAACGCGCATATTGAGCTCGAGCGCCTTAAAGGCCGCCTCAGCCGACGGCGAGCGCTTGGCTTTCGCGGCGAGCGCCCGCATTGCCGTTATATCTTTGAACTTCCCAAGCCCCGGATTAGCGAGATACCAATTCTTTTCGTCATATATCGCGGCGTCATCGGGCACTTCGTACACGCGACCATAAAAGTACGGGTCATCCAATAGGCCGCCTTGCTGGGCTCGCGCGTCGTCGCACAACTCGCTCATAATGTGCAGCGGATCGCTTGATTGCGTCGATATGACGATCATCAAGCCCTCTTCTTGGGCACCAAACGACGTCGACATAACGTCGTAAAGCTCGCGATCGAGGGCTTGCGCGAGTTCGTCATAGATCACGAGCGCCGAGTTGCCGCCGTGCTGGCGCCGGCCATCCGCAGAAAGCGCTCGATAGAAATTGCCGTTGTGATAGCAGACGATACGCTTGAGCGTGTCCAAGCACTTGCACATTTGGCTAAGCTCGGGGTCTAGTTCAACCATCTGCTTAGCCATCTTGTAAACGTGGCCGGCTTGCTCGCGGTCGGACGCTACGGAATAGATCTCGCTATTCGTCTTCGCTTCGGGTCCTACAAGATGCACAAGCAATAGCGCGGCAACTAGGGCGCTCTTCCCGTTCTTTCGCGCGATCGATAGCAACGCGCGCCGAATGCGCCGCAACCACTTTCCGTTGTGAAAATGCAGCGGGTCATAGATCCCGCGTATCCATTCTTTCTGGACTTCCTCGAGCTTGAACGGCTCGCCCTGCCCAATACCGGACGGGATCTTTAGGCGCTCGATAAACGCAATGATCCGATCGCTACGAGGCGTCTTCGGCGCCGGCGGTTGCGCCGCTACTTTCGCCCTAGCAGCCCCGCGAACTTGCTTTGATCGGTTGGCTTGTCGCTTCGTTTTGGAAGCTCGAGGCGCGACCGCACGCCGGGGCTTAGCCCTAGCCGGTCGGTCATTTTTATCAGCGTTTCGCTTGCGGCTTTCCATACTTTCACTGCAGGATTCGCTTTATATTCCAAAAGCATTCGGTCGCCCGTTTCTTCGTTCTCGACATAGTGTGCGACCATTACTCCATTAAGCGCAATTTCGCGTTGCGCCTTAATCAGCATTGACCAAGACAAACAATACGTCGCGATCGCGCTCGTATCGGCCGCCGTATAAATTCCGGGCGGCATGGCTTCAAAAAGCCGATCCCATTCTTGATTAGCCAATTCGTCCGACTCGATATCGGCGGGCTTTTTCGCCGGCAAGAAAATCGCCGGTTCCATTTCGTTTATTTCGCGCCGACTCGGATTGCCCTCGAGAATTCTTAACGCCGTTGGCTTCGGTTTTGGGCCACGTTTCCCCATTAATTCCCCGCTGAATAATTAACCGATAAATTGTATATCGGAATAATTCAAAAACTTGCGCATTTGAATTTTGTGCCTTGGCCGCCGGACTTCTAGCGAATTAGAAAATAGTTTTACAACCCACCCCCATATTAAAATTTAGTTTCTGTTTCGTCACTAAAATGAAATTGTTTATCATATATCGACCCTTGTTGATCGAACTCGTCACGCTTACCGTTTATATCGTTCAAGCAGCACTCATATCCGTAACGAATCGCCCAAATGATCGCTAACCCAACGAATACAGCGGCCAATAAGCCGAACGCAGAACCGACAAACACGACGCAATATCCTTTGGCTATCTAAGCAAGCCCGCGCATATGATTCGCACATATGAAGTCATTACGATAATCGCGTGTATAGCGCCGGTGAGATCGGGCTAGGTGCCAGCTACCATTGCCCGTCATACCCGTTCACGTCGCACTGAGGCGGCGCGTTCTCTTCTATCTGCTTATCTCGGTCATGGCAGGGCTTGCATAGTGACTGCCAATTAGCCCTATCCCAGAACAACCGAGCATCGCCCTTGTGTGGCTTGATATGGTCGACGACCGTTGCAGCGACAGTCTGACCGAGGCGCAAATGACGACGGCAAAGCGGCTCTTTCGCAAGGTGCTGCAGCCGGGCCTTAAACCAGCGCTTCCCGTACCAATGGCGCCACGGTCGGTTAGGGTCTCTCGCCGGCACGTTGAGCCCGCCTAATCCAATGTATCCAGCACCAACTTCGGAATCGCGTTACGTTAAAAAACGCTTCTCCGAATTCAGCGCCGTCTTTGATCTGGACGGCATGGGTAAGCTGCCCGAGAGTCATGCTGAAGCCCTCGCTAATTCAAGTTCCTTAGCCTTCTGCTTACGCTTGGCGTACGCATCGGCGTTGCGCTTCTTAGTCAAGTCAAGGTGCGCGCTGGGGTGATACTTCGGCGGGCGACCGCGACCGGCATATGCGACTTCAAGCCCTGTAATCGGGCAGATGATCGGCTTAGACGCGGCTTTCTTTTTCGGCATGGCAAATCTCTACTGAATTAACATTCAA